CAATCCCCGAACCTCATGTGACCGCGATCCATCCGGAAGACCAGGAGCTTGCAAGGAAACTGGAACACTTCCTCTCCAACAAAAAGAGAAGCCTCAATATGGAGCTTGTCAATGACCCCATGGAGAGGACGGTGCCTACGATCGGGGCCGACTTCGTCCTTGTGGAATGGGATAACAAAAAGGGTCTTCATACGACAATGGGTGATGTAGCCCTCAAAGAGATTCATCCGAGACAAGTCATTCCGCAGCCCGGTGTGACAGAGTTTTCAAGGATGGATTACTTCTTTATTCAGATCCCCATGACGAAGGATCAGGTCAAGTCAAAGTGGGGAATCGACGTTTCCGAAGAGGAAGAGGAATCCCCGGAACTGAGAGATAAAGAAGACGGTGTTACGACCGATATTGTGACGGTAAATGAGTGCTATTACCGAAACAATGGAAAGATAGGCCTGTTTATATGGTGCGGATATACCACGTTGTTCGATATGTCCGATTATCAGGCGAGGCAGCTTGAACGATGCGTCAAGTGCGGAGCAGTGAAAACGGACACGACATGTCCGGTCTGCGGTGGGAAGAAGTTCAAGAGAGAGCCGGTTGATTATGAAGAGATGGCCGATGCGGTAGAGATCAAGAAGAAATACAACATTGACCTGGAAGAGGAAAACGAGGCACCCGCAGAAGACGAGAACGGCAATCCTATCATGGATGAGGAAGGGAACCCGGAAACAGAGATAAAGCATACCCAGAAGAAAATCCCGTATTACAAGCCCGGTGACTTCCCTATCGTTATTCGCAGGAGCATCACGGTGAACGGTAAGTTCTTAGGCCTCAGCGATGTTGATGTCATACGTGACCAACAGGACACGATCACAAAGTTAGGGGATAAGATAACCGAGAAACTCATGAAAGCCGGTTCTATCGTCACTCTTCCCGAAGGAAAAGGCATTGAGACAACCGAGAACGAGTTGAAAGTCGTCAGAGTAGCGAATCCGAACGAAAAGTCACTGATTGATGTCCTCACACTTCAACCTGACGTAACAAAAGACTTGTCTTTCCTTGAAACAAATTACTCCTGGGCGAAGTCAGGCACAGGCATAACCGATTCATATCAGGGCAAATATGATGCCTCTGCGGATTCCGGGTCTGCAAAGCAGTATGCAATCAATCAGGCCGCTTCCCGTTTGAACTCCAAACGGACAATGAAGAACAAAAGCTATGCGGAAATCTACAAGAAGATTTTTCAGTTGTGGCTTTCCTATTCTGACGATGAAGTTACCGTGCAGAGCGACAACGAAGACGGAACCAGTGCGTTTGATACGATGTCGAGATATGAATTTCTACGTATGGACAAGGCCGGTGAGCTGTACTGGGATGATGAATTCATTATAGACACCGATCCTACGTCAACCCTTCTTGAAAACCATGAGGCCATGTGGGATCAGGCGAAAATCCTTCTTCAATCGGGGGCCTTCGGGCAGCTTGGGGATATGGAAACGAACCGTCTTTACTGGAAATTCATGGAGAAAAACAATTATCCGAATGCCGGGTCAGTCTTGAAAGAAATCGAAAAGAGGATACAAGACCAAACCGAACAGGCACAGGAAATGGATCAGCAACAGGAAATACCAGAAGGGATGCAGCAGACACCGGAAGTACAGACAAACTTAGCACAGCAGATGGGAGCGCAGAATGTTATGTCCGATATGCGGGGTTGAGATGAGGATAGATTCCTCAGAAAACGTGTTCAAGGATAGCAAGTTATATGTCAGGCAGAAGTTCAAATGCCGGTCAGAGAAGTGCCCGAATTACGGAAAGATAGTTCAGACAGTAGACATAGAACAGCCGGTAACGATCGAAGGTAGCGCAGAGCCATAAGGCTCTTTTTTATTGCTATAAATTCGCAGGAAAAGCGTAAAAATCCAAAAAACGAAAGGGAGATATGGACGAAGAAGAACTCGAAACAGGCGTAAACGAGACTGAACCCGCCGAACAGCCAGTAGAGGAGACACCCGAAGCGCAGGAAGGCGAAGAAGAGGCTGAAACCGCCGAACAGCCAACCGAGACCGAAGAGGAACCGGTTCAGAGCGCAGAGGACAACGCAAGGTATGCAAACGTACGAAGGGAAGCGGAGAGGCAGGCGCAGCTAAAATATCAGCCCATGCTCGAAGAATACGACAGCATGGCAAAAGAACTGGCAAGCGGATATGTCAATCCACTGACCGGGCAGCCCATCACAAACGCGAGGGACTATTTCGCTGTTTTGAAGGCTCAGAGACTTCAAGAACAGGGCATTGACCCGAATGTGTTCACAAAAGAAGTCGAAAACGCCGTCAATAACAGCCCGGTAGTGAGGCAGGCTGCGCAGATTCAGGGAGAGTTGAAGAGACAGTTCCAGGATCAGTACATCACGGAAGCAATAAAGAAAGTCCACGAAGTCGATCCGAATGTCAACTCAATCGATGATCTCGCAAAAGTCGATGCAAACGGGGCCTTTCCGAAGCTTTTAGGAATGGGAATCGATGCAAAGACAGCATACATGGCCATAAACGGAGACAAACTCCGCGAACAGGCCGTTGCAGCAGCAAAGCAGAAAACAATCAACGAGGCGAGGGGGAAAAGTCACTTGCAGACAACAGATGGAGTTAATGAGCAGTCGACAGAACAGGAAATTCCGCAGAATCAGGTTTCAAGGTGGAAACTGATGTTCCCGGATTCGACCGATAAGGAACTCCGAAGCAAGTATAACTCCTACCTCAAAACACAAAAGTGAGGTAAAAAACTATGGCAGCAGTAGTAATTTCTAAGAGTAATGCTCTGAATGATGATCTTTGGAATGAATGGGCACCGCAGCTTATTGCTGTGATGCAGGACGCAAGCACTGAGAAAAACAAAGATGAAGAGGTGCTGAAGGCGATCTTCAACGTGAAGAGTTCCAACCGTTTCGGTGAAAAAGCGACAACCATGACGGAGTTTGCCGACATGGAAGTGGTTGCCGAAGGCGCAGACGGCGTGCAGGACGACTTCTCCGAAGGCTATGCGAAGCTGTTTGAACACTATCAGTTCATCAAGACCCTGGTTCTTACGGCAGAAATGGCCGAGGATTCTCAGGTTGATATGATGAAGGCGAAAGCAGCAAACTTCATCCGCGCGTACAAGAGATCACAGCTTGATTACGCGACCGCAATGCTGATTGGAGCGACGGCGGCAACGTTCACTTACGGCACAAAGACCGGAATCGACTGTGCAGGCGGTGACGGTGTATCCATCTTCAACACAAAACACCCGGCGTTCAAGTACAAGACCGATACCACAAAGGTTCAGTCGAACGTCTTTACCAACGCGCTTGGTACGGATGCAGTCATGCTGAACCGTCTTGCGAACATCGGCAGAAACTTCCACAATGATTCCTGGGTTCCTCAGGGGTACACGTTCGACACGATCATCATCCCCGGAAATCAGTATCAGCTTGAAGACACCGTGAAGAAGATCATCGGGTCTGACGGCGAGGTGGGAACGGATCACAACGACATCAACACTCAGCGCGGTAAGTGGAAACTCGTTGTCAATCATGCATGGCAGAGCGACACCGCGACCGGTATTCTGATGAGTTCTCAGGCGAATAAGGAACTTCTCGGCAACGTCTTCTGGGATAGAACAGCGTTCAACGTGAAAGACGAAGTCCTTGTTCCTTCGAGGAACTACAGAGCATCGGGCCGTGCCCGTTGGAGCGCAGGCTGCTACAACTGGAGACATGTTATCATGTTCGGCGCAGCGGCAGGAACTACGCTTGCATAACTGACAGTAAAGGGCGGCTTAAAAACCGCCCTTTATTCTATAAGGAGACAATATGGTAAAGACGGGAATGAAAGTCGGAGATACCTTCGAAGAAGGAGAAAGAACCTTCGTAATCGACGAAGTAGTTAAGGAAGGTTACATCACCCATGAAAAGACCGAAGAGACCGAAGGGGCAAATCCCGAAGATACGGAAGAGGAAAAGCCCGTAGTTAAAAGAGGACGTAGAAAGGCATAATTATGTCGTATACCTGGGGTGATATTAGACTTTCAACTTTACAGAAGTGCTTTGCATCAACCGGAAATTCCGTTACGTCAGATTCCTCTACGAAGGATTATATTGACGCAATGCCGAATACGGCAAACGAAGTCCTTCAGATGATTGCGACTGCGGGGAAATATAAGAGCAAGTCATATTCCATCGCGCACTATCCTATCGACAATATTCTGTCTAATGACCCCGGAAAAATCATACGTGTGCTTGATGGAACATATTCTGTCACTGCGGATGGGGCGAAGTCCTATTATTTCAGAATCAATGGTACGGGAACCGCGAAGATCACTGTCGGAACGACCGATACAGAAATAGCGTTCTCAAATTCCATAGGTTATACGGAATATAAGGGGCTGATATCAAACGCAAGTTCTCTTCCGGTCACAGTGACATTTACGTCTGATTATCCGTTCTCCATCAGGAATTTTGCACTGTACAAGTATACGTTCCCTTCCGCAGATAACGTTCCTGAGTTTGCTGACTATGTCAGATACAAAATGACTGATTTGGTTGACGACTTCTTTCAACTCGACCCCACGCAGATTTATTTTGAAGGAGAGGGAGAACCGACATACCTGAAAGCCATTGATTACTGGCAGGAAGGCACGAAAACGCTTGTTCTTCCGAGAGATAAGAAGGGAAACTATACCATCTATTACAAGGCATATCTTGCAAAGATAACGCCTGATACCACGGATGAAACGGTACTGGATATAGACCCGGAAGTCGCGGTCGTGATGCCTATTTACATGGCATCTCAGTTATACAAGGATGACGACAACGGCATCGCCACATCCTATAGAAACGAGTTTGAAGTCGCCTATGAGAGGCTTTCTAATAAGGCGAATCTCTCTTCGCACGAACAATTCACTTCTGAAAGTGGGTGGATTTAATGTCGGTCAAATTTTCTGTTCCATCTTCACCGGCAAAACAAGTATATGAAATAAAGGAGTTGCAGGGCGTAGACCTTACCAATAAAGGCGCAAGCGTCGAAGACGACAAAAGCCCCAATGCTCCGAATATGATTCGTGATGTTCCCGGTAAAGTCAGAAAAAGGATGGGATTCACGACCGTCAAGACGTTTAGCGGAACGGTTTATGCCTTCCACTATCTTACGACGAAGAGCAAAGGAATCATTCACGTTGGGGATCGTCTTTACGACTACGACACGGAAAAGATGATCTATAGCGGAATGAATACGATCCGTTCCAAAAGTTGGCAATTTGAAGATAAACTTTATATTGCTGACGGAAAACAGCTTCTTTGCTATGACGGAACCACGGTATATCTCGCGACAGACAAAGCGTATATCCCTACACTGACAATCGCGAAGGCTCCTGCCGGCGGCGGAACGGATTACGAAGCACTAAACCTTTTGCAGCCCGGATTCATCGAATTGTTTGCGGGTACGGCGACAGACACCGCTTATCATCTTTCGTTCGGAGGTTTGGATTCTGATAAGGTAAAGGTGTGGATACTGAACTCCGCGGGCGGATGGACTGCCTATACGGAAGGGAATCAGTTTACCGTTGACCGAACAGCGGGGATCATAACCTTTACTACGGCTCCGGGGAAATCCGTTCTTACTGGGGAAGATAATGTAAAAATAGAAGCATTCCGAACGGTGTCAAATTATGCGGACAGAATAAACAAATGTCGGTTCGGAATGATGTTCGGTATCAACGGAGCGACAGACAGGCTTTTTCTGAGTGGGAATCCTGAGCATAAAAACTATGACTGGTATTCCGGGCAATACGATCCTACATACTGGCCCGATACGGGATACTCCACTATGGGAAGCGATGCTTCCGCGATTATGGGATACTCGATCATAAATAATTACCTGGCCTGCCACAAGGACAGCAACGAGACAACGCAATCCATTCTTCTTCGTTCCGGCGACCTTGTAGACGATAAGCCGGCATTCAAACTTATCAATACCCTGCAAGGTGCAGGAGCGCTCACAAGCGATGCTTTCGGATATCTTTGCACGGAACCTCTTTTTCTAACAAAACTCGGAATATTTGCGGTTACCGCCCAGGACATCACGGGTGAGAAATACGCGCAGAATCGCTCTTATTACATCAACGGTGAATTGCTGAAGGAATCGAATCTCGATAAATGTTTTGCGTTTGTTTATAAAGACATGTACCTTCTGTGCGTCAATAACACCGTATACGTGCTTGACGGATTGCAGCCGATACAAACTGACAAATCAGCTCCGTATGCCACAAGGCAGTATGCCTGCTTTTATCTGAAAGACATCCCGGCAAACTGCATGTGGACGATTGATTCCGACACAGAGGATGCGCTTTACTTCGGAACGACAGATGGGAAGGTATGCAAGTTCTTTACTGACCCCGATTCCATCAATTCCTATAATGACGACGGAAAGGCCATCTCTGCTTTATGGGAAACTCCTGACGTAGATGGGAAACTGTTCTACAAAAACAAATCATTTCGGTATATTGCGATCCGAATGAAAAACGCGCAGGCGACATCGGTTGACATCTATTCTCAGGTGCGGGGCGTGTGGTCACTTATTAAGAGCGACCATACGACTTGTCGGTACATTGTGTTTTCTGCTTTGAAGTTTTCCATATTCTCATTTTCGAGCGACCTTACACAGAGGGTCGTTTCCAGTAAAACGAGGATAAAAAAAGTCGATAAAGTAAAATTTCGGTTCAAGAACGAAGTGCTGAATGAACCTTTCGGCGTTTATGACATTGCCCTCGAGTACGTGCAAGGCGGCAATAGTAAGGGGTGAACATGAGTTATACAAAGATTACAAGTTCAGATACATACGGAAAAGGGGTCGTTGGGCTTCCCGATACTCCCGGGTTGTCTACGGAAGACATGCAGAAGAAGTTCGAAGAGCTGTCAAACGATGTTATCATCCCCAAATTCAACGAACTCGTTGATGCTCTGAATGAAGCAGAAAACAGTCTTCACATCAACAGCGACCTGATAAGAAGTATTCGCGTCAACTCCGACAATCAGATTCAGCTTCTTATCAACGGTGCGTGGTATACGCCTCTTGCCGGGCATCTTGTAAAGGATTCAAGCGGGAACGCGCTTACGCAGGAACCTATTTTGCGGTTTATGGATACCGGAGTAGTAATTGGCAACGTTGGGAATGAAACGAGGGTTTACGGTACCGTTGGTGAAAAGGGAGAAAAGGGAGAGAAGGGGGATACCGGAGACAGCGGAGTTGTTTCCCCAGTCAGTACCGGGATTTACACGCTTTTCGTTGATGCTGACGGTAATCTCATGGTGGCATATAACGACGATACCGTTCCCCCGTCTTTCAGATATGACAGCGAAACCGGCAACCTTTACTACCAAATAGAGGAATAAAACATGAAGGAATTACTTATCGGTAATGTAAAAGGCCCTACGGGTACTACATGGTACAGCGGAACCGGAATCACAGGAACAAGCACGACTGAGACTGTATATCCTTCTTCCGGGATAACAGCGGCAATGGTTGACGATTACTATATCAATTTCTCAGAGAGCGATCACGTTTATGTCTGTACGCTGTCCGGAAATGCAGCAACGGCAAAATGGAAGTATGTAGGAACGCTTCTTCCCGGGTATTCTCTGACTTTTGATACAACACCTACAAGCGGAAGCAAGAATCCTGTTACTTCCGGTGGGATATTCCTTTCAGAGCAAGCACTTCAAACGCTGATTGGGAATAACACTGAAAACATCACAAAGAATAGTAATTCCATAGCGGCAATCAAGAACGAAGTTACCGCGACCGAGTATCAGGAATCCACGACAACGGCATCAAGAGCATATTCCGAAGGAGACATCGTAAATGTCAACGGAACGCTTTATGTCGTCACTTCCACAATCGCATCAGGCGGAACCTTTACTCCGGGAACGAACTGTATCGCGACCACTCTCGGCAAAAGTATTTCAAACGAAACGAAATCACGGGAAGATGCCGATGCTGCGGAAACATCCCGTGCAAAGACCGCCGAAACGGCCGCGACTTCCATACTGCATAAAGCCACTGTGCCATATGCGAACTTCGCCTTGAACAGCACTA